GGGATCGCGAGAAACACGTCGGCGTTCATTCCCCCGCCTCCGGCATGAGTTCCCCGACGGCCTGCAGCCGCGTCAGGCGGCGCGCCTGGCGCCTGCCGGGGGGACGCTGCTCCGGACCCTGGCGGATCTCGGCGGTGCCCCAATGAATGCGCGCAGTCTCGCCCTCATCGACGCGGACGTGCTGGGTGGCCTGCTCGGCCAGGATCGCCGCCAGGACTGGTTTCGCCACGGCGAGCGTGACGTCGTCGTCGACCGCGAACTCAACGCGCAGCGATACGATCTTGGTCATGGGACAGCCTCCGGAACAGGCGCCCCCTGGGGAGCGAGGTCGCGGTCGAGGTCGTCGAGGGACGGCCAACCGTCGTCGATGGCGGGGGCTGGGGGCGGGGTCGGCGCTGGCGGCGTCGTGCCAGAGGCACGCTGCTCGCGTGACGTCCTGTCCACCGCCGCCTTGATGATGCTCGTGAGCCGCGTCTGGGCGCCGTTCCTGGCCCCGTCCATGGCCTTCTGCACCTCGTCGCTCGCGATCAGCGCATCTACCGCCTCGGCCGTGGCGGCGTCACGGAACCGCACCTCGATCTCGTCGAGCAGCACGGCCCAGGTCCGCTTCGGGGGTGTGGACTCTTGTGGCGGCGGCGTCGGCGTCGGGGGTGGCTCGTGCTCGATCGTCGGACCGTCGTGCGTGTAGCGCGCCTCGGGCGCGACGTGGGGCGGCATGTCGGCGACTTCCTCCTGGACATACATGCCTGAAGTCGCCATCGGCCAGATGGTGCGCACGCCCTCGCTGATGGTGCGGCTGCGCAGCATCTGGCGCGGGAATTTCTTCCAGTTCTCTTTCCCGGCGAGGCCAGCCACGTTGCCGCGTTTCATGTCCCATGTGATGCGGACAGTCCCGCCCTGCGGGTGCGAAAACGTCGCGTCGGCAAGGGTGTCGTCGAGCGCGTGCCACTCGATTTTTCCGCCCGCCTGCAGGAAGTCCCGCTGCATCGCCTCGGCTCGTTTTGAGGGCTTGCCCTGAATCACGTCATAGTCCCGAGCCGCCAGCGCCGGGTGGCGGCCCTCGGCCTGCGCGATCGCCATCAGTGCTATCGCCTGCTCGGGCGTCTTCATCCCGAAAAGCCCGCTTTTCGCAATCGACACGGCCAGCCGCTCGATCTCGCCGAAGCCCATGGCGACAGGTGCGATCGCGTTCATACCAGTTCCTCCTCGTCTTCGACAGCGACGACACCCTCGCCGTCGCACGTCTCGCAAAGTTCCTCGTGTCCATCCGGATCGTTCGGGCCTCGCCGGCCGTGCCATACCAGGCCCTCGCCGTCGCATTCGGCACAGTAACGCCAGGCGGTGCTGTTGCTCATGATTTCCTCTCCGCGGCGGTATCCTCTCGCCGCTCCTGCCATTCAGCTCCGGCCACGAACGCCTCCCGCAACGCCCAGCCGAGCCACATGAGGTTTTGCTTATCGTCCACGGCACGCGGGGCCACCGACGAGACGAACTCATAACCGGCTTCAATTTTGGCCAATTCCGCGCTCATGACTTCGCGCTCTTCGAGCGGATCACAAGCGACATGTCGTTCGGCGTCACCAGTGATGCGCCCTGGACAGGCCCGTTTTGCAGGGCGGCTTTGAGCGCTTTCTTGTCCAGTTGCGGCGGAAGCTGCACAAAATAATCGCGCGATATCAAGGCTTCATCGTCTATCGAAAGAAACGCCTGCCTGCGTGCCAGATGAGCCCCATGGTGCTCGCACTGTATGCTTGTGGCACCTGTGTTTTGCATCTCGGACGAGAGCGCGGCGCGAGCCGCTTTGACGGCGGCCTCCGCGGCTGTTTGCAGGCCTTCCGCCGCGATGATGACATCGACGAGGCTTTGCATCACCAGGATGATATCGGTCGCCTCGGTCGCCGCCTTGACGGACGATACCAGGCGCCTGCCCGGCTCGACGGTCGGGCGGTAGCTGTCGAGCGCCGCCTTGTGCAGCGCACGGACGCTCTCCTGGGCTCCACTCACAGCCGTTCCTTTCTGGCATCGGCGGCGGCCTCGGCGACGACGTCGTCGGCCCAGGTCTCGAGGCGTTTGACGTCCAGGCTCAGCCGGTCGAGCTGGCTGGCTTCGGCCGGGTGCGTAGCGGCGATCACGCCGGCGATCCGGACCAGCCGCAGATGCACGCTGCGCTCGACCAGCGGCAGCGGGGACGTCCGCATCGTCAGCACGTCGAGGCCGTTGGCTTCGAGCGCCGTGATAATGGCCCTGGCGGCGCGGTGCCAGGAGATGTCGATGCCGGTGGCCGCGTCCAGCGCCTCGGCGACCAGGTCGGCGAGGTCGATGCGGATCTCGGCGGCGCGGGTGCCGTCACCGCCGCAGTAAATGCACGTTAATTGCGTGTGATCGCGACGGCTTCCGCCGCATTGCGTGCATGTCGTTTCGCTATAACGGCTTGTGTCGGACGCCTGACGCTTTAATGTGTCGGGACGGTTACCAGGGTAGGAAACAATTGCTGACATGACGGAGGTGCCTCGGGCGGTGTTGCGAGGCACTTATAACCGCAGCGGTTATAAACTGTCCAGAGACTTTTCATCTGTTCGCCGCTAAAGGGGAAGTTTAATGGCGCCGGAAATGTGTTTTCTTGGTTCAGCCGGTGGCTGTCAGTTGATCAGATTTCCGTCTCGCGGGGTCGCAGCCCCTGCCGAGATCGAGGATCAGACGGGCGACACGGGCGCGCTCCTCATGACTGAGGCGGCGCCAGCTATCGAGCAGGAAAGCTTCGTAGATCTGCTCGTCGCCGCCAGGGACGTGCTTGTCAGACGTGAGCAAGGCAGCTGGCTCAACCCCCAGGACGCCCGCGATTTTCTGCATCCATTCGACTGTTAGCGGGCGCGTTCCCTTTTCGAGACGGCCGATGTGCTGCGGCGTCGTCCCGATGGCGTCGGCCAGCTGCTGCGCGGTCACCCGCATCGAACGGCGCAGTTCCCAGATACGATTGCTTGACATTGGATAACCTCAGTAACCGATACGGTGACTCCCCTATATGCCAACGCGGCGTTGGCATGGAAGGGTGCCGGTTAATCTCGGGTTAAGGAGTGGTTGACGCAAGCTAACCGGTAGGGTTAGCTGCCTCATGCGCCTGAAGGACTGGCTCACCGACCGCGATGTAACCGCAGCGGCGTTCGCTGCCCGGATCGGCGTGACCCCCCAGGCAGTGCACAGATACCTGCTCGGGCGCAAGCCGCGCTCGGACGTGCTGGTGGCCATTCTGCGGGAGACCGGGGGCCAGGTGACGCCCAACGATTTTTTTTGCGCTGAGAGGATGGCGGCGTGAGCGCGGCGCGCAAGCCGGCGTTCCGGCTGACGTCGTACGTCCCGCCCGAGGATGACCTGCACTACGCCGTCTACAGCGCCCTGCGCGTGCTGTTACCCGCGGACGCCGTGTTCAACACACATGAGCTGCGCAACGCGGCCTCGGCGATCGAGGGCGCCCGCAGGAAGCGGCTCGGCGCGCTGGCGGGATTTCCGGACTGTTCAGTGTGGTGGCGCGGGAGGTGCGTGCTGCTGGAATTGAAACGGCACCGCTACGGCAGCCTCTCGCCGGCCCAGAAGGCGCTGCACACCCGGCTGTCGCACGCGGGATTTCCGGTCGCCGTGGTCCGCTCCGTCACCGAGGCCGTGGACGCGGTCGCGGCGGCGGGCGTCCCGTTGCGCGGGAGGGTGTCGGCATGACCTCCATATCCGAGATCCACACCCCGTGCGACTGGGAAGACGACGCCTTCCGCGACATCACCGATCCCGGACAACGCCGCGCACTGGCCCTGATCCACCTGTTCGGCATACCCGGCGGTGGCGAAAAGGTCTGCTTCGCCGGCGACCTGATCATCATCGCCGCGCCTCCCCACGACCAGATGGCGAGCGAGGACATCGAGTTGTGCGTCGTGCCGCTCGATGAGTTCCTCGTCAACTTCTCCGCCAATATGGCGCGCGATGCCGATCCGGACCTGTTGCGCCGGGTCGATGACATCGCACGACAGGGAGGGTGACGAAATGCCAACCATCGACCGCCTGCGACTGGCCGTGATCGATCCTAATCCGTATCGTGATCTCGAAGGCAATCCGCTACAGCGTGAGCACATCGATCACCTGATCGCGTCGATCGCGTCCAACGGGTTCTGGGATAGTTTGGTTGTTCGCCCGCATCCCAACGAAAAAGGCCGTTACCAACTGGTGTTTGGCCACGCTCGCATCCAGGCGGCACGGGAGGCCGGGATCGAGGTCGCATCGTTTACCGTCCGCGATCTGGATGACGACGGCATGATCCGCGCAATGGCGGACGAGAACGTCACCCAGTTCGGGCGTGATGAATACAAGACCTACAGAGAGGCCGTGTTCGCGGCGGTCGAGCGGGTGCTTCCGGATATCGTACATGGCAATAACCCCTCAAAATATTTTGAGGGGTTGAAAGAGGGCAACGACCAACAGGCCATTGCCGCCATCCGCGATGGAGCAGCGCCAGGCGAGCCGGTCATTGCCCGCTACTTCAACAACACATTGCCGCTTGGCCCCATCAGGCTCGCTTTGCAGGAATACCGGGATATCGGCCGCCTGGGCGAGTGGCACAGCCAACGCAACCCCAAAGCGGTCGCATCAACGGAGCCACCGAAACTCAGTAGTGCCGCCCTGGCTAAGTTCACCGACACCGCCCACGTCAAGGAGTTCGCGGACACCGCGAAGCGGATGAACATTCCGGCGACCGAACAGGAAGCGATAGCCTGTTTTGTCCTGGCGTCATTGAAAGAGCCACAACCGAAAACGGCGTCGAAGAGCGCCAGGGGAAAACGCGCCGGCAAGCAATACGCGCGCACTGAACAACCCAGAGAGGAGCGGCTGACACGTGCCAATATCAGGCGCGTGATGACCGAGTTCCGCGCCAGTCGCTCAAAGTCGTCGTATGAAAAGGCGCAGCTGGAGGCCGAGGCTTTGGCGATCAGCGTGGAAAGCGCCGTCGTCGAGTTATCGATCGGACTGAAACGCGCGGCGAAAGCATGCGGTGATCTGACGACCGTCGCGGACGCTCTCGGCGGCCTGCGCGCCGACATGACGCCGTCGACGATCAGCCGGCTGATGGAATGCAACGACGCACTGATGACGATAGGCGCCGCGCTGAAGAAAGCCGCCAAAGTCGGCATTAAACCGCTGCGGATCGTAGGGGGGAAGAGCACATGAAGAAAACGGATTATGCCGCGCTGGCGACGATTATCTTTGACGAGACCGAGGCGCGCGCCGGCACGCTCGACAGCGCGACACTCAATCAGATCATGTCCGTGCACGGTCTGATCGAGGCCGTGCCGCGCCGCGGCAGCGACGAATGGGTGATCTGGATGGACGAGCGAGACAAGCATCGCAAGGCCATCAACCGGTTCATGCGGCTGAAGCACGGCTACACGCTGGAAGTCGTCGGGCGGGAGGGAACGACGCAACGGGTCTTCGGCACCGTGCCGATCGCGGTGCGGACATTACGCGGGCCGGTCCGGATCATCGACCGGATGGACCACGGCATGCGCCAGGTCTACCGCGACACCAAGGCGCTGCTCCAGGAACTGCGCCGGATCGCCCCCAGGCTGACCGAGGAGCAACTCACCGACCATCTGGAATACATCCAGCGCAAGGTGAATGCGCGCACCATCGAGCAACTCGACGACGTGCTGCACAGCATCAAACTGCACGGGTTGGAGGAGACGACGCCGGAACTGTCAGCCGAGGTCATCCGGCTGCGCGACCGCGTCGCCAAACTTGGCCGGCGGCAACCAGGGGCGGCTCGCATCGCACGCAAATGATCGCCAGATCCACATTGCGGCGCGGCGATCCGTGCCGTATCAACGCAAAAGGCCCCGGCGGTGCTAACGCCGAGGCCTTATTGCAACACCCGAGGCGTAGGGCGCCTGGGTCACCGTATCGGTTCGGTGTAACTAGCGCCTCGCGTCCCGCCGCACAAGGGGGACATGCGCGATGAGCGCCAACACCACACGCACTCCCGACATCCACGCCACCGCGCGCGCGCTCGCCCGGCCCGTCGTCCGTGGCTGGATGGCCAGGCACCACGCCAATTCCGCGCTGATCCTGGCCGCGATGGACGAACAGGCCAGCGCCGGCTGGGAGCGCGTGCTCGACACGGCGAAGCTGCTCCAGTGGGAAATGAGCCAGGAAATCCGCAACCAGCAGATCGTGCGCGAAATCACCCAGCAACGCGTCAGCCGCATCGCCTGGCAAATGCTCAGGGCTGGCAAGCCACGCAACGCGGTCCTCGCCGAGGCACACACGATCAACGGCGACGCGGGATTCCCGCTCGCCGAGAAGGAAGTCACCGCCGTGGTCGCGGACGCCGAGCAGGGAGTGCGGCGCAATGGATGAACACAAGGGGCCGACCGATGCCTTCGGCAATCCAATCAGCCAGGAAGCGTACGACGCCCTGATCGCACAAGTTGACGGCCTCAACGCAAAGCAGGCCCTCGCTAACGCCCTCGTCGTCACCGATGAACCATGGGACCCCGCGACTTTGCCCCCGCGCCCCTGGCTGGCAGCCCCATACCTCATGCGCGGGGAAATCACCCTCCCACACGGACCGGGCGGCGGCGGGAAGTCGCAACTGGCAATCGCATGGGCCTGCGCACTCGCCCTGGGTGTCCCGTTCGGACGCCTCCAGCCAAAGGGACGGGCCAAGATTGTCCTCACCAATTTCGAGGACAATGCCACCGAGCAAATGCGCCGCATCTCATCAACTCTCGAATGGTTCGGCGCCACGCCAAAAGACCTGAAGGGATGGCTCTATCGTGTCTGCGTCGGACCCGCCGGAGACGCTACCATGTTCGATATCGACGAACGCGGCGCCGTCCGAATTACGAAATGCTGGAGCGAACTCGAACGACACTGCGAACAGATCCAGCCAGACGGCGTGTTCCTCGATCCGCTCGTCGCACTCAACGCCGTGCCGGAAAACGACAACCAACTCATGCGCCGGGTGTTCGTCATGATGCGGGCGTTCTCGCAGCGGTTCAGCTGTGCGCTCGTGCCAATGCATCACGATAACAAGTCGGGTGACGACAGCGACAGCGCCGACCAGAACAACGTGCGCGGCGGCGGCGATATCGTTAACGCAACCAGATTCGAACTGGCGGTCAAGAAGATGACGGTGGCGCAGGCTGAAAGCATGGGCATCGATGTGGATCGCCGGGGGTATTATTTCCGGGTCGGATCGGCTTCGTCAAAACTCAACTATTCCGCGCCAGAGGACAGCGAGTGGTTCGAGCGTCTCGCCGTCGATATCAACGGCGAGGAGGTCGTGCGCTGCATGCCATGGACACCACCATCCTCCAAACTGTCCCAACAACTGGTCGACGCGGTCGTGGCAGCCGTCGAGAAAGGGACATCAACCGGACCATACTCGCCGCAACTGACAAACACAGTGCGAACCCTGGGGCCAGTGATGGAGGCCGCTGGCGTCTCCGCGTTGGCGGCACAGCGCAAGGTCCTGAAGGAAATGCTACGACTGGGGCACCTGACGAAAGCCACATGGAAGGAAAGCAGTCACGCCGGGACGAGGGATCGCGTCGGGCTTCGCTCTCGCGCAGGTTTGCCATACAACCATGAGTGGCAGGACGACGGCGGCCAAGATGATGTTTGACCCCCCAAATCTCGGCCGCAATCTCGGCCGCATTCGTCCGCGGCCAACTTGTTTTTTCCGGGTACTACGTAACAAGTTGGCCGCTTCCTACGGGCGGCCAACTTTTACGTTTCAGCTACCCGGAAAACGCGATCTCGGCCGCAATCTCGGCCGCATTACCGGAAGGGGAATGAAAAAATACAACCAGAAATACTCTAGCGTAGGTTGCAACCAGCCATGAACCTTCCGGACGACTTAGCGATCGAATGGGACGGGCAACGCTACCGGCCGATCGCAACCCAGAAGCATGTCAAACTGAACGGCGAGGAAATCACGCTGATCGCCTGGGATACCGTCTGCCCCTCGTGCGGCTCGCCTTTCGTCGTCCTGACAACATCTAAATTCACCGGCCCACGAAGACGCTGTGACGCATGCAAAGCGCCAGGGCGAAGGGTGAAGTCAGAGCGGCGCGTGCGAGCCAGCGATCTCGCTGTCAGCGTTGACGACGACGAGAACCCCTACGCATGAGCGAACAATCCTCACAGCAGGCTGTCAGCAGGCGACCGGGAACTTTCGCTCCCGGAAAGAGCGGAAACCCAGGCGGGCGGGCCAAGGGCATCGAGGCGCTCGCCAGAGCGCACACCGAAGAAGCCATCGCAACGCTCGTGGCTGCCCTGAAAAGCCCGCGTGAGCGTGTCGCCGCCGCCGTCGCGCTGCTCGACCGTGGCTGGGGAAAGCCGAAACAGCAGATCAGCGGCGATCCGGAAAATCCGCTGTCATACGTCATCCGCGCTCCGGCAGCCTGCGAGACCACCGAACAGTGGTTGGCGATCTACGCGCCCAAAACAATCGACGCGGAGCCCCTGAACGAGGCCCCGCGCGATCCGCCGGTGGTGAAATGATCAGTCGCCCGCCGCGAGCGCCTCAACAGCAGCCTTGCGGGCGTCGTCCAGCCGGGTGGCCTCAGCGATCCGCTCCAGAGCAGCGCGCCACGCCTCGAGCCTCTGGCGGTGCCTCTCGCGGCTGCGGTCGCGGCGCTCGGCCGACGTCAGCACCCGTTCAGGGTCCAGACGCGGGCGGGCCATCAGGCGTGCCAGATCGCGCCAGCGGCTTCCATGCCGACGCGATCAGCGTAAGCGGCGAAGAAAGCGCCAGGCGTCGCGTGGCCTTCGTAGCAAAGCTCTTCCCGAATATCGTCGTCCATCAGCATTACGAGGGCATCGAGGCGGTTTTGCGTCATGTCCGTAACATCGACATGGTGGATTGCTTTGCTCCATGGGTTCTGGACAGTGATCGTGTTGCTCATGTCGGTGTCTCCGGTGTGGGGTGGGGGAAGCGGCTGTCAGGCCGCTGTCCTCAGCTTGTAAACCTCAGTCACGCTGGTCCACTCGCCGGGCGCGTAAGCAAGAAACCCGGCCCGATCGAGCTCATGGAACGCTGCGTGGCCGATGCCGGAAACAACCGAACCCCAGCGGCCATCAGCCAGCAGCCTCTTCTGGAACTGCTCGCGGCCGGTGTAGCTGTTCCGTTCCAGCCGGTTCACAAAGCGGCCGCCGTTGGCCAGAACGTCGAGGGCCTTTTGTGCCCGGTTGGAAAGCTTCGGCATGTTGGTGTTGGTCATGTTCGTCACTCCGTTGTGTGTTTCGATGACGACAATATGCCATTCCGCCCGGTGCGAAACCAGTGCCATGAACGCATGGCAGGCATGTTTCGCCCGGTGCGAAACGCGGCAACTAACACAACAGTGGGGTGTCCAAAAACGAGCGTATACGGACAGGTGGATTTACCATGTCCGGAATATAGCAAAACGGCATTGTGGACAGACGTTTGCAACGGACACCGTTTACGGACAGAAGCGGGCGTATCACGCATGTCGGTTGCGGCTACGTTATGATCCGCGATTGCGATTGCGATCGCGAGCGCATGGAAGCGGCGCTGCACAGCATAGCGCGCTGGTCCGAGGCTTATCCGCTGTCAGTGTTCCCCGAGCCGGATGCCGCGTATCTGGCGCGGGCACACGCTGTCCTGACGGCCAATGGCATGACGCTGGACCGGCTGTCGGCCCATGCCATGCGCCACGCCGTCGAGGGCGTAGGCAAGATCGCCAGGGATGCGTTGGGCACACCCGGATGGCCGCCGCGCGACCCGAGCGAGGAATGAGCGCAACCCTCGCCGATGACCGCCCGACCGCATGGGAACCGCAGCCTGGTCCGCAGAAATCATTCATCGCGTGCCCGGTGTTTGAAACGTTCTTCGGCGGCAGTCGCGGCGGCGGCAAGACGGACGCGGTGATCGGCGAATGGGCGACGCATGCCGCGACCTACGGCCCCGACGCGATCGGTCTGATGGTCAGGCGCACGCGGACGGAGTTGCTGGAGACGTTCGAGCGGGCGCGCATGATCTACAGCCGGGTCGGCGCGACGGCGACATATAACCCGATGCGTTTCACGATGCCGAACGGCGCGCGCATCACCTACGCTTACCTCGACCGCGACGCTGACGCCGAGGCGTATCAAGGACAAAGTCTGACCCGCGTTTACATCGAGGAAGTTGGCAACTTCCCGAGCCCGGCGCCGATCATGAAACTCATGGCGACGCTGCGTTCCGGCGCGGGCGTGCCGGTCGGCATGCGCCTCACGGGCAATCCGGGCGGTCCAGGCCACGGCTGGGTGCGTGCCCGTTACATCGATCCGGCGCCGCTGGGATGGCACAAGATCGTCGACCAGGACAGCGGGCTTGAGCGGATATTCATACCCTCCCGCGTCACCGACAACGCGTATCTGGGCGAGGACTACGTCCAGCGCCTCAAGGCATCCGGCTCGCCAGAACTCGTCCGAGCCTGGTTGTTCGGTGATTGGTCGGTCGTTGCGGGAGCGTTCTTCAGCGAGTGGGACAGTGCCCGGCACGTGGTGTCTCCTCGCGCGCTTCCGGAGCACTGGGCGCGGTTCCGCTCGTTCGATTGGGGCAGTGCCCGGCCGTTCGCCTGTCAGTGGTGGGCGGTGAGCGACGGCAGCCTCCCCGAGTTCGCGCGCGGCTGTCTGGTCAATTACAGGGAGTACTACGGCATGAAGCCGGGCGAGCCGAACGTTGGGCTGCGGATGACGGCTGAGCAGGTGGCCGACGCGATCAAGGCGCTGGAGCGGGATGATCCGACGCCGACGGGCGTGATCACCGGGGTGGCTGATCCGGCGATCTTCGCTGAGGACGGCGGGCCGAGCATCGCGCAGCGGATGTCGCAGCGGCGCGTGATCTGGCGCCCGGCGGACAACAAGCGCGTGCCGGGGCGTGGCGCGATGGGCGGCTGGGATCAGGTCAGGGCGCGGCTTGTCGGTGATGGGGACGGGCGGCCGATGGTGGTGTTCTTCGCGACGTCGGTTCACACGATCCGCACACTTCCCGCGATGCAACATGACGCGCATCGAGCAGAGGATATAGATACGGAGTCGGAAGATCATTGTTGCGACAGCGTAAGATACGGGCTTATGAGCAGGCCCTACGTCAGAGATGCGACGGTCGTCCCGATCCGCGATTCCTGGAACGAAGCTTTCAATCGTGACGGCGGCGAAACGCGGGACTGGAGGATCGCATGAGCGAGAAGCCTGACTTTGGCACGATGACGGGGGCTGAGTTTCTGCGTCTGGCGGGTGCTGACGTTGACATATGGACGGACGCGGCGCTGGCGCGTGCGGCCGGCACTCCGGGCTTCACGTTGGATCGTGAGTGGCTGCGTTCGCTGCTGGATGATGCGATGCAGGCGGCGCGGGCGGACGAGCGCAAGAGGCCGGTGCCATGAGCGAGGCGCCACCGCGGCCGCCCGGTTACTGGAGCAGACGCAACACTGAACTTCAGCGGACACTGCGGGCGACGGGCGGGGATTGGGACGCGTTGCGAGCACAGTTCGCGGATGAACTCGGTGCTGATCCCCGCAAGTGGGCGGAGTTGATTGACGAGAATGCGTACTATGCCAGCTGGGGCAATTACCAGGAGCGCATCGCGGCTCTTGAGGGTTGGGTAAGGGTTGTCATGGCGGCGGCGCTGGAAGACGAACGTAAAAGGCCAATCACATGAAGGACGACGATGAGGCATTGCTCTACGGTTATAATGAGGGCCTCGAACTCACTGCTCGCCTCCTGAAACTGATGGGCTGTGACGATGTGAAGCAGGCTACTCCGGAACAGATCAACCTGATTGTTGACATCCTGATGGCGCCCTTGGGTTTGGCGGGAGCGAAACTTACCGCGAAGCAAATCATGGCCGATCACAGAAAATTAAGCGGGCTGAAACGGAGGCGGCAGCAATGAGCCAGGCGCTTTACCCCGATCCGCCGACTTCGCCCGAGGCCGCCGAGGCAAGCCGGCCTCAGCCGGGTCCGGGTGCTGATCCTGGCGTGTATCCCCGCGATCTCGACGAACTGCACGCCAAACTGGTCCGCTGGTTCGAGGAGTGTGAGTTGACGACGACGGACGGGCGGCGGCTGTCGCAGCGGGATCGCGACTATGTCTCGGGCTACCAGTGGACGAGCGACGAACTGGCCGCGCTGAAGCTGCGCGGCCAACCCGACGTGACGATCAACTACTGTAGCCGGAAGGTGCAACTGATGTGCGGGTTGGAGCGCAAGAGCCGCACCGACCCGAAGGCGTTTAGCCGTAACCCGTCGGACGACGACAAGGCCGACGCGGCGACGCAGGGGTTACGGTACATCGCTGACGACAACGACTTTCCGGTGATCCGCAGCGCTGTTTACGAGAACCTGCTGGTCGAGGGCGTCGGCGGCGCTGAACTGGGGCTTGAGGATGATGGCAAAGGTGGTGCGGACATCACGATCACGCAGGTGCCGTATGACCGTTTGTTCTGGGACATCCATTCGCGGCGTTGGGACTTCAGCGACGCGCGATACAAAGGGATCGTGATCTGGATGGATCGTGACCAGGCCGTTGAGATGTGGCCTGAGGCGCGGGATCTGATCAGCGACACGTTCTCGAGCAACGCCGGCGTGTATGGCGGCTACGGCGACCGGCCGGACGCGGTGGTATGGACCGACAGCCGCCGCGAGCGCGTGCGCGTGGTGCAGGTGCATTGGGACGAGAGGAACGTCTGGTGGACCGCGACGCTGACGCGCGTCGGGTTCCTGGCCGAGCCGATGCGCTCGCCGTTTCTGGACGACCGCGGTAAGAGCGCGTCCGGACTGGTCATGGCATCGGCCTACATCGACCGCGAGAACAATCGTTTCGGGATGGTTCGTGACCTGATCAGCGAACAGGACGAGATCAACAAGCGGCGCAGCAAGGCGCTGCACCTGCTGTCGGTCAAGCAGGTGGTGTTGGAAGACGGGGCGGTGACGGACGTTGACAAGGCGCGGCGTGAGATCGCGCGGCCGGACGGCATGGTCGTCGTGAACCCCGGATTCAAGTTCGAGATCGCCGACGGCGCGCAGCTGGCGGAGGGGCAGTTCAAGTTGTTGCAGCACGCGACGGCTGAGATGCAGGCCAGTGGGCCGAACGCCTCGATGTCCGGCAGCGATCCGAGGGAACTGAGCGGGCGCGCGATCCTGGCGCAGCAGGCGGGCGGTTCGGCGCAGAACGAGCCGATCGCCGACGCGCTGCGGCTGTGGTCGCGCAAGGTCTATGCGATTGCGTGGATGGCGGCGCGGCAATACTGGACGGCGGGGCGGTGGGTGCGGATCACCGACGATCTCGGAACGACGAAGTATGTTGGGATCAACCAGCCGGTGCGCCTGATGGACGAACTGGCGGCGATGCCCGAGCAGCAGCGCGCGGTGGCGATGCAGCGGCTGCAGATCGTGCCGGGCGATCCGCGCCTCGAGCAGGTGATCCGGGTCGAGAACGACATCGGTGCCATGGACATCGACATCACGATCGAGGAGGGGATTGATGTGCCATCGATCCAGGCCGAGCAGTTCCAGGTGCTGATCCAGCTGGCCGGCACGCAGCCGGGGCTCATTCCGCCGGAGATCCTGATCGCGGCGAGCAATCTGCGGAACAAGGACCAGCTTCTGCAGCAGCTCAAGGAGCATCAGCAGGCGGCGGCGCAGCAGCAGCAGGTCGTGCAGAAGATGGCGCAGGACAAGGCGCAGGCGGACATCACGGCGCAGCAGGGCAAGGCGGCGGCGGACTTCGCGCTGGCCAAGGAGCGGCAGCACGCGAGCGTGCATCACATCGCGGACATGCATCAGGGGTTCGTGGACATGTCGGCGCCGCCTGACCCGCCGTCCGCTCCGGGGACTGTGGTGCCCCCGGACGTTCAGATGGCGATGGGCGGGCCGCATGCGAGCGGTGGGTTGGTGCAGCGGGTGGCGCCGCCGCGCGACTTCCACGACCGGTTGCCGCCAGCCAACCGGTTCACCGATCCCGGTATGGTCGCGCCGTTCTATGCGGATCAAGGCTATCCCATGCCCGGCGTCGATCAGGGCAACCTCAACCAGTCGCCGGGGATTGAGGTTCTGGGGCAGTTCCCCGGCACGTATGCCACGGGTGGCCCGATCCAGAGCACGCTTTCGCCTGGGCCATCTTCGCCGGTGACGCCCATGGCGGGGCCAAACCCGGCGGGTCCGGACGATGGGTTCATCACGGCGAAGCCTGGCGAGTATGTGTTGCAGCGGTCGGCGGTGGCGCGTTACGGCCAGCCGCTGATCGACGCGCTGAACGCCGGGTTGATCGATCCGAAGGTGCTGGCGATGGCCGGGGCGCACGCGGCGGCCGATCTCAGGAGCAAGCAGGCGAAGGCGGCGGTCGACGAGGCGAAGCTGGCGGAGGGGGCGGCGCGGACGAACGACATCCGCCACCAGACGGTGCAGCGCATCAACGACATGATGATCGCCCGCCACAACGCGCTCGCACCGCCGGATGGCACAGGCGGAACAGCGGGAAATAATGGGCCATGAGCGGATACCTGTGGCGCAATACGTTGCTGCGCGATGACGTCGATCCATCGCAGCCGCTGACGCTGAACCAGTTGCTCGGCCGGAGCGACGGGCAGATCTGGGACCCTGGCAATCCGGTCGGCACCGAGACGATGCGGCCGGGGCAGCAGGTGAGCGCGGCAACGCCGCTGCAGGGCGAGATCCCACCCGGCGTGTCGGCGAACGACGCTTATGCGCGCACGATCGACCAGCGGACGGGCGGACTGACGCCAGAGGCGCAGGCGCGGCTGGACAATCCGATGCTGGGCTTCGATACGGGTGGGATCGCGGGCGGCGGGCTGCTGGGGGCGATCAAGGCGTATCACGGCAGCCCGCACGGCTTCGATGCGTTCGACGCCAGCAAGATCGGCACCGGCGAGGGCAAGCAGGCTTACGGGCACGGGCTGTACTTCGCCGAGAACGAGGGCGTGGCGCGGGGGTATCGGGATGCGCTGACGCCGAAGATACCGGTGGCGGACCCGGCTCTGGCGCTGGAAGACGCGCGGGGCCTTGTAAAAGATTACCGGGGCGATTTCGACGCCGCGCTTAAAGCCAACACGGAAATGTGGAACGATCCAAACGGTGCGTATGCGAAAGAGGTTGCGAATATTCTTCAGTACTGGCGAGAGAACGGCATGTCGTCATTGCCCCAGCCATTACCTCCTCCGGTACAACCGCAAGGCCACATGTACGAGGTCAACCTCAACGCCGAGCCGGAGCACTTCCTCGACTGGGACAAGCCGCTGAGCGAGCAGCATCCGGTGGCGCGCGAGGCATTGTCTTCGCTCGGAGTGCCCGACGCACCCTATATGACCGGGAAGATGGCGCATGACTGGCTCGCGCGCGGAGCGACAGTTGAGAACAATGCCACCCGAAAGGAGGCAGCCGCCATCGCGGCGCAACGCCTCCAAAACGCGGGCATCCCCGGCATCAGGTATTTAGATGCAGGCTCAAGGTCGACGGGCGAAGGATCGCGGAACTACGTCACCTTCAACGACAGCATCATCGATCTGGTGCGCCGCTACGGCATCGCCGGCCTGATCGGGGCGGGCGCCGGCAGCCAATGGGGCAACGGGAACCAACAACAATGAGCGAGAGCCAGCTTGACGCATTCCTGAGCAGCGGCGCGCAGCCCCCCGAGGGAGCCCCTGAGAGGCCCGCCGAACCGGCGCCCCCGGAACGCGCCGCGACGCCCGAGAAGCCGCCTGAGGCCCCCAGGGAAGCCAAGGGCGAGGCGAAGGCGCCCGCGGCCGAGCCCGACGACGACCCGGCTGCGCTGTCCACCGACGGGCGCTCGGTGCCGATCGACGCATTCCAGCGCGCGCGGACGGACTGGAAGGGCAAGGTCATCGCCGCCGAGACCGAGGCGCGGCTGCTGCGCGAACAACTCGAGGCCGCGAAGAAGCCGCCGCCCGCGCCGCCCGCCGCGCCGCCGCCGTTCGTCCCGATCGACCCGGCACAGGACCCGCAGGGCTACCACCAGCGCGTGACCGGGGTGGTGCTGAACGAGCGGCTGAACGTCTCGGAGATGCTCGCGGTCGACAAGCACGGCCGTGAGAAGATCGACGACGAGGTCGGCTACTTCAAGAAACGGGCCGAGGGCGACGGGCGGCTGTGGTCGCAGCTCTACAACACGCCGCACCCGTACCAGTGGATGCTCGACAGCAACGCCACGGCGCGCCTGCACGACGAAATCGGCACCGATCCGGCGGCGTACGAGGCCCGCTTACGGCAGAAATGGGAGCAGGAGCGGGGGAACGGGAATGCCCCGCCGGTCTCGCCCGCTGCCGGGCTGCCGCCGTCGCTGGCCAATGTCCGGTCCTCGGGAGGACGCGCGACGAATGGCTACGCAGGTCCGCCTGCACTGGATGATATCCTTCGCCGGGAGCCTCGGCGTAGGTGATCGCCGCTCTTCCATGTTGCTGAATTCCGCCGCGTTACTTATGTTTTCCAGGCAGGCGGCCCGCTTTCACGGACCGCCCCCCGGCGTGGCTCAGCGGAAGATCAGTTGGACCCTGATCTTCCGCCCTCCAAACCGGATTTCACGCCTGTATGGCCACGCCGGGTGAACGACCTCGCGATCATCACCGCGATCATCTACGCCGGGCGCCTGCAACGCCGGCTGCCGGAAAACGCGGCCCAAAAACTCGCCACTATGCAAGAGTCATGCGCCGACGCTAAACTAATCCTCGCCGCTGTTGCCGAATCCTCCCCCTTATCGTCACCAACGGCACTGCCTGAACAACCGCAATCGCCGCCGTCGGGCGTAATCGGACGTAACGCGGACGTGAAGGCAAGCCGCCGCCGGGCTTAACGGGCGTCGCCCCAGGGGTCCCCTCGGGGGCGAGCCGCCGCCGCCGGGCGTAAACGGCGGACCCGCCGCCGGGGTGATATCGGGTGCAAATGCCGCAGGGCGTTAAACGATCGGGCCCGCCGCCTGGGTTCAATCCGCACTCGTAAAATCAACCCCGACGCGGGAAACCCAAGCATTGGCCGACATGAACCTGACCGCAGCCCGACCAGGGCTGACTCCGCTTATCTGGGATTCGGACTTCTTCACCGAGTACGTCCGCAAGAACCAGTTCGCCCGCTACATGGGCACCACCATGGGCTCGATGATCCAGGTCAGGGAAGACCTGACGCGCAAGCCCGGCGATACCATCGTGTTCCCGACCGTGCGCCGACTGGTCGGGGCGGGCGTGACCGGGAACACGATCCTCGAGGGCAACGAGGAAATCCTCAACGCCCGAAGCCTGAACCTCGTCGTCTCGGCGTTCCGCCACGCGGTCGCGGTCAGCGAATGGGACGAGCAGAAGTCCGTCATCGACCTCAGGGAAGCCGCGCGCGAAGCGCTGATGAACTGGGAACTGGAGAAGATGCGGTCGGACATCATTACCTCGCTCGAGGCGATGACCGCCGATGGCTCGGTCCAGGTGCCGTATTCCACCGCCACGGCCGCCCAGCGCAACGCCTGGATGGTCAACAACGCCGACCGCGTGCTGTTCGGCCACCAGAAGGCCAACGCGGCCTCGGGCGTCATGGCCACCGCGCTGCTCACCATCGCATCGCCGGGTGACCGTATGAGCGCGCCTATCCTCACGCTCGCCAAACGCATGGCCCGCTCAGCCTCGCCGCGCATCCGGCCGATCTCGGTCAACGACGACGAAGAGTGGTTCGTCTGCTTCATGCCGAGCCTCGTGTTCCGCGACCTGCTGCTCGACACCACGATCATCAACACGCTGCAATACGCGTGGGACCGCGGGCGCGACAATCCGCTCTTCACGGCTGGCGATATTCTTTACGACGGCATCATCATCCGCGAAATCCCCGAGATGCCGGTTATTCCGGGAGCCGGCGCCGGTGGCATCGACGTCGCCGCCTCCGTGCTCTGCGGCGCGCAGGCGCTCGGCGTGGCCTGGGCGCAAAGGATGAAGTCGACGACGAATACGCGTGACTATGGGTTAAATAGCATGGGCCCCACCGTCCATTAATGGACGGTTGCAAATCGGGTGAACTCAGTGAACCTCTCACATCGAGACAATACTGAGCCAAGCCAGCCGCAAGGCTGGAAGGTGCAACGATCATCCCGCAAGGGAGTAGGGGCAAGCGCCCCGAAGCGCCCGACACCCCATTGGGGTGATGATATGATCTCATCTACCGGGCGACCGGTAGCAGCCCGAGAGGGCGGTCAGTGCCTCGCGACCACTGGCGAAGAAACGATACCTACCCGAAACGTCGGACATGCACGGGGTAGGACTCCAGGAGATGAGGGGTATCGGGAAATTGCGCTTTGGTATCGATCCAACGGTGGATCAGACAAAGCCGGTAGACGCAGGCTGCGTGACGATCTATACTTCCAGTGTCGCAGATGCGTAACGACATCGGAATGAAATAACGATGTATCACACCCATGATTGTGTGGTAAATAGCGAAAGCCAGTGGTGCTTCGAACACCACTGGCTCTCTGACCACAAAACGCAGGATAGGTGCGAAATCATGGCTTTGGAATATGTACCCTATGACGGGGCTGTCGTCACACGTAAGCAGGCCCAGGCCGCGGGCTTGCGCCGATACTTCATGGGCGAGACGAAGCCCTGCAAGCGGGGTCACGTCAGCGAACGCAAAACGGTCGATGGACAGTGCATTGAATGCACCCGCGTTCATTCCATGGACGAGGCCACGCTGGAAGGGAAACGGCGTCGGACCAAAGAATGGGACGACCAGCATCGGCCTGAAAAAAATGCACAGTCGAAGGTGCGCTATGAACTGATCATGGCAACCAACCCCGAAAAGATCAGGGAACAGGGCCGTGTACGGTACCACCGCGATCCCACCGCAAGCATCGCACGGTCGCTAAAGTGGCAGGCAGCCAACCAGGAGCAGATGGCGGCCTATCGTGCGGTGAACAAGGAGAAGATCGCCGAGACGAACAGACAATGGGCGAAGGCCAACCCAGAAAGGAGCGCTGCCAGGACGCAGCGGTGGCGCGAGAAACATCCAGAGAAGGCGGACCTGTGGCGCAAGGAAAACCCCGAGGCTTTCCGGGCCATCAAACTTCGGCGCCGCGGTCGGGAGGCGAACGCCGAGGGCAGCCACACCGGCGCCGACATCAAACGCATTGGAGAGGCACAACGCTGGAGGTGCCATTGGTGCGCGAAGCCAGCAAAGAAGAACTATCACGTTGACCATCTGGTGCCTCTCTCGAAGGGCGGCACCAACTGGCCGAACAACCTCGTCATCGCTTGTGCGAACTGCAACTTGCGTAAGTCGGCCACCGACCCGATCGCGTTCGCGCAACGCAACGGCCTGCTGATCTGACACAATCGAAAGGAGCCAACCCCATGGCAACATCCCCCACGACATCCGGCTCAGGCGGCGGCGCCGAGCCGAAGCCGGCCGACACCAAGGACAAGGCTGCGCCGACCGACACCAAGGACAAAGCGGCCCCCGCGCCCGCCGAAACGCCCGAGCAGAAAGCCGCGCGCGAGGCGGCCCAGGCGGCGGGCTCGATCGGCGCGCAGATCATCCTCGACTTCAACGGCGCCGGCTCGCTCGGGGCACGTGGAGGCGCCGCGACGACCATCGAGGAGAACAGCGCGGCCTACGCTGCCCACATGGTCGAACTCGGGCTTGACCCGGCGGCACCGTCCGGACCGCCGCCAACGCCTGAGGTGCGCAAGGCGCGCGAGGCGGCCGGCGAGGGATGATCAAGGCCCAGGCCGACATCCAGGCGGCGCACGCGACGTCCGGCAGCGGCACGGCTACCCGCGTCTCGAGCCTCGCCGCCGGCATCCTGACCGATCCAAGCGACATCCCGCCGCCGCCGCCGGCGAGCGTCCGGGGCGCGGCGGCGCACTGAGCCATGGCCGTGCCGGTCGCCACCATCGCGCAGCAGGCGTTGCGCCGCCTCGGCGTGCGCGTGGTGCCGCTGGACGACAGCCCGACGCTGACGGAAATGATTCCCGTCGCGACGCTCGCGACGATGGCGCTGGTCGAGCTGGGCGTCATCGCCTCCGACGAAACGCCGATCGCATCCGACCAGGCGCTGCTGCTCGACAAGGTGGCGTCGGTCCACGCCGCGCTCGACGCCCAGGGCGCGGTGTTCTGGGACGGCACGGCGGTGCCGCGGGCGTTCGTGGAAGAGTACGTGAAGCTAGCGGCGGCGGCGGCGGCGTCGAGCTTCGGCAAGACGGCTGATCCGGCCGTCGTCGCCATGCTCGAGGGGCGGGTCCGTAAAGGGGTCATGGT